CACGTTGCGCGACAGCGCAGTCGCCCTCTGGAGAGGCATGTTCTCGGTGACCGCGTAGAGCGGGAGATCGACGCCGAGGCGCTCGGCGGCCTGTACGCTCTCGGGGGCCTCCGCAGCGGCGCGCTTGGCCGCAGGGGTGGCGAAACGACCAAGAGCGCCACCAAGAACGCCCCCAAGCAGTCCGCCCGTCCCCGCCGCTCCCAGACGCTCTTCGGCTGTGATGCCTTCGCCGAGGCCGGTGACGGCGCCATAGCCTGCGCCCTCCGCCGCTCCGAGCAGGGTCTTGCCGACAGCGCCAGTGCCGCGCGCAGCGAGCCCCATCGGAATGTAAAGCTGCGGGACGATACCGGCCGCCTGCCCGAGCATGTAGGCTCCCGGATATGCCGCCTGATCGGCCTCGGCCTCGCCCGCCATGAGCTCGCGCTCTTGGGTCTGCGTGCGGCCGGAGGTGCTCGCTCGGGCGGCGGCGCCGATGTCCTTCAGGAAGGGGATTGTCTCCATCGCGCCACGGCCGACAGGATCTCGACCGCTCGGCTTCGGCACCATCGTGGTGCCGATGAACGCGCCGGTGGCGTCATACTGCGGAACCTCGATCGTTTCTCCAGTCGGCGGAGCAGAGGCAGTCTGACGGCCTTGGGTGCGCAGGATCTCCCGCTCGCTCGGCTTGCGACCCAGCATGGCGTTGAGCTCTTCTTCGCTCATACCAGACAGAGCATCGCGACCGCTCTTCGGTGGCGGCGCCTTCATCTGCTGGAGCATCTGCTCCAGCTGCTCGATGCTGTAGCCCGACAGGTCAGCCATCAGCGAGCCCCTTCTCCAGCACGCCTCTTGCGCGCGATCTCATTGAGAATGTCCTGCTCAGTCACGCCGTCAGGGACGCCTGCGCCCTGCCTGCTCTGACCGGGCTGGCCCATTTGCTCGCGGAACCATTCGCGCCATGGGCGGCGACCGGCGTTGACCCTGAGACCAGAAGTGTCTTCTTCCCCGCTCGCGGTTCTGGTGACGCTGCGCGGATCGAAGACGGGGTTGGCCTTGAGGTAAGCCTTCCAATAGTCTCGGGCGCCTTCGAGCGTCTGGTTCTGTTCGAGGTAGGCTCGTTTGAAATCGAGATAGTCGAGCTGGTTCTTCTTGGCGATGATAGCGCCACTGGCAGTCGCTTCGTTGGCACCCAAGTTATTCTGCCTAGAAATAGTTGATTTGATGAACATGCGGGCATCGAAGTCTGACGCCGAACCCTCGCCGGGTTGCCGCATCTTGCGGGCTTGCTGACTAGCGATACTGTCCATGCGTTGCGCCGCAGAAGACCACGCCCCAATGTTTCCGCCAGCGCGCCCTGTCAGCATCGACTGGCGATTGAGCTCCATGAACTCTTGGAGCTCACGAATATCATTCTCTGAGCCGGCGAGCTCTTTCTCTTCCTTGTCAAGAAGTTTCGTCTGATCGCCCATGAGCTTGATGCGCGCCTTCGCCTGTTCCTTTGGCGGTAGGGTGCGAATGAAATCGGTGCGCGGCGGCGGGATGCCGAGCGCGGCGCCTTGGGCGCGCTGCCCGGCCACACCCGCGCGTTCGCTCTCGGCTTGCAGCGCGGCGGGATCGAGCTCCTTGCCGTCGAGCGTGAAGGCCTTGCCGCCGACGATCTTGACCGTCATCGGATCCATGCCCGGGAGCTTGATCTCGCGATAGGTTGGCTCTTCCTTCTCGGCCGCGGCCTGCTTCTGCTGCGCCAGCTGCAGGTTGCTCAATTGCACCATCGTGCCGATGTCGGGCGTCCCGGCGCCAGCCATCTCGTAGGCCATCTTTGCCCGGGCGAGCTGGAGCTGGTTGAGCGCATCGCGCCGCTTCTGCTCGGCCTCGCCCATCTTCTGGAGCGGGCCGGCAGCGGCCGTGCCGGCGGCGCCGAGGCTCTCGAACAGGGATCCGCTGCGTGTTGGCTGGCTCAGAGCTCCAGCGACCTGCAGCAGGGCTGCGGCCTGTTCCCACTTGCTCGGGCCCGTCTGGCCAGCCTGCTGCTGATACTGCTGCTCCAGCTGACGGATATATGCGTCTCCGCGCTCCTGCTTCTGGCGAGCCTGTTCCTGCGCAATGCGGAACTGGGCATTGACGTCAGGGAGGCTGGAGAGCGCGCCCGGCGCTGCAGCAGGGCGAGCGGCCGTGTTCGCCTGATAAGCCGCCGGAGGCGGCGTCTCGCCGGTGTCGGTCGGGAGACCGTCGCCATATTTCTTGATCCTGCCCTGCATCTCCTCCCACGCTTCTTTCCGCATGGGGTAAGACGCGGGCTGCGCAGCGGTGTTCGCCTGCCAATCCTCTCCAGCAGCTGCGAGCTGCTGGTCTACCAGATCCTGATAAATCTGATCGAAGATGTTCGCCATTGCGCGAGATCCTTACGAGAACAGCTTGCTGAGGGCGAGCGCGCCGGTGGCGGCGCTGCCGAGCTGCGCAAGCGGCGATGCGGAATACTGTTGGCCCAGAGACGTCTCAGAGCGAGCCTGCGTGCCGCCGCCGCTGGGGAGCCCTTGGACGATGCCTTGCAGGAACTGCAGCTGCGTCTTCGGGTAGTCGCGCTGTGCGAGATAGTCCTGATAGGCGAGGTCGAGGTTCTTCTGCTGCTGTTGCTGCTGCGTCTGGCCGATGGTCTCAAGCGCTCCGGCGCCCTGAATACCGAGCGCCTGCTCGCGCTGGGCCAGCTGACCTTGCACATTGCTAAGATTGCCCAGCTGCTGCATTTCGCTCGCCGACAGCGTTCCGGCCGCCTGCCCGAGGCTTCCGAGCCGCGACAGATCCTGCTGCGCCTGCTGCCCGGCGGTCGTGTAGCCCTGCGCCAGCGTCGTGCCGATCTGGCTCGCGAGGTTTTCGGAAATGTCGCGCACGCCGCGCTGCGCCAGCTCCTGCTGACGGGTCGAACCATACTGGCCGGCGCGAATGAACTGGTCCCCGAGCTCAGGCATGAGCTTTTCGCGGATCTGGCGCGCGGCCAGATCGCCCATGCGGCCGGTGACGTTCTCGATGAATGGGTTCATATACGAACCAATCACCTGCGGCGTCGACATCGATGAGACGTTGAAATACGGCTGCGCCGCCGCGGTGGGGCTCATCTGAGCAGCTTGGCCAGCAGTCTGCTCGGCTGCGTTCAGCTGCGGGCGATAGGCTCCAGCGGCCTGCCGCGTGGCTTGGAAGGCCGCCAGCTGGTCGGGTGTGAAGGCGGTCAGTCGTGGGCCGCCGTAGGCCTGATACGGCTCCTGCGCGGCGCCATACGCGCCGGACATCAGGTTGTAGAGGTAGTCGGACAGATACTGCGGAACCTGCGACGTCGTGTAGGCCTGCGTCGTCGAGGGGAGGGGTTGGCCTTGGGTCAGGAAGTTTGCGAACGCCATTATCGGACACTCCCGCCCATCAGGTATTGCTCGGGCTTTCTTGCATTCGGGCTGATCTGGCCCTTCGACAAGGCCTGCCCCTTCTGCTTGCGGATATTAGCACGGAATTGGTCGAGCCGCTGGGCGCCCGCCTTCGACGAGCCGTCGCCGAGCAGGGCGACCGTCTCAGCGTCAATGACGTATTCGCCATCGGAGAGCTTGGCGTCGATGCTGTCAGACCGGCCGGTGCCGCCACCGGCGACGTAGCGCGAGGTCTGGCTCAAGGGGCCACCCTGCGGAGGCATGGCGCCGCCGCGCGCGGCGTTCACGCTCGATGACCCAGACCCGGCGATCTGGTTTTCGCTGAAGAATTTCTGCTGCGGACCGTAGCCATAGTTCGCGTAGTCGATGTTCTGGCCGATGCGCGTGCGCGGCAGGGGCGTGATTGTCAGGTTGCGGCGCATGTTCGGATCGGTCGGCGCGGGGGCCGTCGCCGTCGGCATCTTGTTCTTGCTGCCTGTGTTGCCCATCGCGGACGCGGCAAGCAGGCCGAGCGGGATTGCCACGCCGGGCTTCATGAGCGAGCCGAAGAGGCCGCTGGATCCGCCCGCGGCGACGTCACCCGCCTTGGTGACTGCGCCGGCGGCATTCTGCACTTCGGTCCCAACCCCAGCGCTCTGGAGCGCTGCCGAATTGTCCCAGCTCGGAGCGCTAGAGCCTCCGCCAAAGAGATTGCTGAACCAGCTCCCAGTGCCCGAAGCCCCTTCGGCCGCAGACGCGCCGCCGGATCCGAACAGGCTCCCAAGGGCGCCAGAGACCGCGGGGGCGGCAATGGTGCCGAGGCCGCCGGTCAGGCCGCCCACAAGCGCACCTTTTGTGCCGCCCGTCAGGGCTCCGACGCCGCCGCCGATGAGGGCGTTGCCGAGCACACTGGGGAGCGCCGCGCCGAGAATTGTCTCGCCAGCCAGCGCGGTCGGAAGCAGGGCTGCACCGAGCGGCGCGCCGATGCCAGTAGCCATGAGCGCCGCACTGGCGAGCGCCGCGACGGGGGCGAACCACTTCTGCTTATAGAACGGGGTGAACTGCGGCATGCCGGTGTGCGGGTTGATCGTTGGCTCACCCCACTCCTTCCGCAGCTGCTCGAATTCGTTGCGATTGATATGGATGATCAGCTCGTCGCCGCCGACGCCGGCTCCGGCCACCTTCTGGGCCGCGCTGGCAAGACCACCTTTGGCCATCTCATGCGGCGGCCGGGGGATCTTGATCGAGATCGGCTTGCAGCCGACGCGACCGCCTTTGGCAAAAACGTGCATCGGGTTATGGTGCCTGTGTGCGGCCGTGTTCATCGTATCACCCGCCTGAAAGGTTCACTGATCTGGTGAAGGCGAAGGCCCATTCACGCCAGTCCGAATAATTCAACGGATTTGGCGGATTTTGCTTGCCGACCTCAAAGAAGGAAATGACGCCAAGCGCCCATTCCTGCCATTTCGAGGGATCTTCGAGCTTGCCGACCGTCCCGTATGGTTCAAGACTATAAACCATGCTGTCGGTCCAGTCACGAAGCTCCATGTTGCGTGGGTCGATCATCCGAGCAGCGTCCCGTCGGCGATCTCAATGTGAGCGATGCACTGACCCATCTGGTAGTCGCCGCCGACAGTGTTCGAGCCGAAGGTGAAGCGCATTTCGCGCCGCTCCTCCTTGAAGAACACCACCTGCTCTTCCGGCGCCGAGGGCGTCTCGGGAAAAGTCTTTACCGGACCGGCGACCTCGGGCGAGCGGGCGTTGGCGCGGCCGGTGATCTGACAGGTCATCTCGCCCTTTTGGATGAAATCGGGCTCGACGATGCTGCAGCGCAGTGCGCGGTTCTTTGGTGAATTCGGGTCCGCGACGAGCGAGATGTCGGCGGTCGTGAAGCTGCTCGAGATTGAGTTTACGGCCGAGCCATTGATCTCGTCGAGGCCGAATTCGTGCTGCCACAGGCTGTAGGCGCTGGTCGCGCTGTTCAACTCGACGCCCATCATGAACGGGTATTGGTAGACAGTCGCGAACTTCCCAGCCGACCGACCGCCGTTCGGAAGCACAGTGTCGTACCATGTATTTTCGCGGATGTTGTAGACGACCGCGTGCGTGCATTCGGTCGCGCTGCCTCTGGGGTAGCACCACCAGATTTCGCCAAACCGCGGCACCTTGTAGGCAAAAACCTTTTGGCGCTGGTTATAATTGAGGCCGTCAAAGAACCAGTTCTGATTGAGCTGATTTGGGATCTCACGCACGACGCCGTTGAATTGTAAAAAACGGTCGACGCCGCACCAGTAGAAAATGCCGTCGTATTCGATGACGCTCTGGGACGACAGGATTGAGCTCTGGGCGCTGATCGTGTCGAATTGGAAAACCGTTGTGCCGCCAGTGAAGGTGCAGCGGATCAAGCTGTCAAGCGACCAGAACAGGCCAGCGGGCGCACTGCCCGGGCCGGCGCGGAGCGGCAGGGCGGCGACGATCTTTTGCGCCGTCACATATGCTTCCCCCGAGCCTGAGCCCGTCCAATCGTTGGGGCTGTTGGCCACGGACCATGCGACATATCCGTTGGAGCCGAAGACAAAAGCATAAGGGTAAAGCGCGACGACGCCGCCCGAGACGGCCGGTGCGCTGTTCGCGGTGAGCGCTGTGCCAGTATGGACAAGCCCCCAATAGACGCTGGATGTCGTGTCGCTGTCGATGTCGTTCAGGTTGTCACCGGGGTGAGCAAAGACGTAAGCTCCCGGGGAAACGCCGACGCTGTCATATATGACGTCGAAGGTCCACATATGGCCCGGGTCGCTGACAAAGCCGGCGGGGGTCCGGTCGCTTTGGCCCGTGAGCGTTCCGGCCGGGTTGAGCTCGAACTGGGTCAGCGTTCCGGCTCCGCCGGACAGAATGTGGAGCGTGTTGTCCGCATTGAAGGTGTTCAGCCCGCGCGAGATCTCCGGCACGCTGGTCGAGAGCGTGCGGTAGCCCCACATCTTGCGCGGCAGGCCACGCTGGAAGCGGCACCACTGACCATCCACATAGAAGCCGTTTTCGAGCCGGGTGCCGTCCCGTTTGATGCCGGGCAGGCTTTTGATGGTGTAGGGTTGCGGCGCCATCAGCTCATCGCCAGTGTGAAGGCGGTCGCGTCATAAGGCGTGATCGCATCAATGGTCGTTCTGGCGTCAGCCGCGCTTGCCGCTGTGAATAGCGCATTGCCGACCGTTGTGGCGCCGAGATTTGTACGGGCCGCAGATGCCGTCGTGGCCCCAGTTCCGCCGTCAGCAATGGCAATGGGAACCGAAACACCGCCCGTTTCAGCTTCGACGACGTCGGTGCCGTCGCAATACAGGATCTGGCTTTCCCCTTGCGCAACAGTGATGCCTGCGCCAGCAGACGTCTTGACCGTGAGCGTATAGGCTCCCGTCGTCGCGTTGTTGATCCAGTATTGCTGAACCGAGGCAGGTACGATGATATTGCGGTTGCCCGTCAAGATGCCGGTCAGTTTGTAGCTGATGCGATTGAGCTCGGCGCCCGATAGCGTGTAGTTTCCGCTGCCTGCCACGCTGAAGGTTGTGTAGTCGAAGCCGGTCGGAGCCGCCTCGCCGAGGCCGACGGTGTAGAAGCCCGTGCCATCGCAGATCAGCATTGCCGATGCATTTGCGGCCATTGTGAGGGCCGCGGATCCGTTGATCAGCTCTGCCCCATCGGGGTCGATGGTAATGGAGCTCGAACCATTGTTCCTGAGATAGCAGAACCAGTCAGAACCGAGCGTTCCGGCAGCGGTCAGGGACACAGTGCCAGACGCCCCAGTCCAACTCACCAGCTTTGCGCGTTCAGAAACACCGAGCGTGTAATTGGAGCTGACCGAGAAAATCGTGATCGCCTGATTGAGCGTCGTCGTAATGGCCTTCAGACCGGCGCCAGCGAGCGCGCCGGCGTTCGCCTGCGACGTCGTCGACCCAAACTGATACGAAACCCACGTTCCGCCGGATGTCGTATTGTCGGTCAGATAGACCTGCCAGAGCGAGCCCGGGACGAGCGTGCAAATCACCGTGCCGGTGTAGCTCACGATGGTGAAATTGGTGCTGCCCTTGTTATTGAACAGGATGCACTGGCCGACGCCGGTCTGATCAGCCGCCGGGAGATAAACCTTACGGCCGGATCCGGTGCTGTTGATGTCCATGATCGCGGCCGCGACGTAGTCGGCCGCCGGGTCCGGCGCATTGGTCTCAACCGGCCACGCGAGCGTCACATCGGCCGCCGACAGGTTGAAGCTCAGGTAGGAGACGTCGGACGGATAAATGTTCGAGCCGCCAAAAACCTCGGTGTAGGTGGTCATTTAGGCCTCCGTCCTGCGCGCCGAGCGGTCGAGGATCTTCTGCATGTCCTCGCCGTTGATGGCTTGCAGCGCGCGGTCGTACATTTGCTGCCATGTCGGGATCCGTTCGTCATTCTTGAGGAACGGGGTGGCTTCGAGCAGGGCGGCGTAGAGCAGCACCTGCGGCGCGTATTCGGTCAGCCAGTTGGTCTGGTTAGCCTCATCGAGGAGCGGCAGCAGCTGGTAGACCAGAACCTCGAAGGGGTATGCCACATCTGGCGTCGGGCTGACGATCCAGTGCTCATAGTCGTAATCGGCGTAGAAAAGCGGCTGATCGGTTTGTGTGCGGTCCGGCCAGTATTCCCGGACATATTCGTAGGAGCGCGGGAAAAGCTGGCTGTAGGTGTTGTAGCCGGCGCCGGTGCCGATGTTGAACGAGACCGTGTCGCGCCAGCGGTCGGGCTTGGGATAAACAGCCAGCCCCGGCGTCATGGTGGCAGTCACGACGCTGATCAGACCTTGGATCTTCAGTTCGCGCGCGATGCGGCGCTCGGCGAGGTTGATCAGGCGAGGAAGCTGCTCATAGACGAGCTGGTCAGACGCGGCCGTAAAGCCGCGCTCCAGATAACGCCGGAGGTCGGTTTGCAGGCTGGCAAACGTCGTGGTCGTGGCCATTATTTGCCCTCACAAAACCCATCGCGGCGTGCGTTGTTTCTCTTCACTTCCCTTATAGTCTGATCCGTGTCTGTTTTCGACCACGAAATCGGCTCCCAGACCGCGCAAGCGGCCTTTGGGCTAATCTCGGCGGTACCCGTCGTCGTCGCGCAGGCCGCCAGAAGCAGCGCGGTCGCCAGCGCGAATAGAATTTTGGGTGCGGCGCAATGCGTCTGCATTGGCATCTCCTTCGATCTCTTTTCGAGCGTCACGGCGCCCGCGTCCATAGATGGCCCCAACAAGAATAGAGGCAGCGAAAATCCAACCAGCGATCCGCGCAAAAGGGGAAAACAAGAACCCCCACATTACGCACCCTCCTCGTCAAGCCGCTGCTTGCGGCGGTACCAGATGAAGGCCGCAAGCGCCAAAACTGACAAGGCGATCAGGACTGCGGGCATTCCGATGGCGGCTGTGGCCGCTGTATAAGCGTCGGCCGCGTCTTCGATCACGGGCTTCGCTTCCTTGATCGCGGCCCCGGCGGCCGTAGCGCCGATAATGATCGAGGCGTTGCCCTCGGTCGATTTCACGATGCTCTTGGTCGGCTTCGGGGTGTCGGGGACGGCGCGTGTCTCCTGTGGCGGCAGTGGATCCTTTTCGTCGACATCACGCCACAGGGCCGCCTCTGCGCGGCGGCGGCGCACCAAGCCTTTCATCTCCTTACCGTTGGCCTTTGTCCATTTCATGAATTCGGCCGGAACAGCGTCGAAGCGCTTTTCGTTCACCCGTTTGAGGAGCGTGCTCTTTTCGAGAGCCCCGGTTCCACAATTGAACGCGAAAGAGACCAGCGCATCAAACTGGTTTTGCGCCAGCGGCACTTTGACGAGCCGCTCGACGGCGGCCTCGAATTTAACCAGATCCCTCTGGAGCGTGTATTCGGCTTCGGATTTTGTAAAACGCAGGCCTCGAAAGACCTTCGGCGGGCCGGCTGCGCCGGTGTGTCCATAGCCGATGCTCCACGGCTCCCCGCCGGTGGCGGGGTCGGGGTAGGCCGAGAGTTGGAGGCTCTCGAAGCTCTTGATGAGCTCGATGCCCTTCTCGGACGTTTTCATTTGTCGGCCTTTGCGTCGAGCTTGTCGAAAATCTTTTCGAGCATGCCTTTGATCTCCTTCATGGCCTCGACGAATTCATTTTTCTGCACGTAACTCGTCGGCAGGGCGACTTCGATGCGCTTGATGTCCTCTTTCATTTTCTGGACCGCATCCCACAATTGTCGCGAGACCCACCCGAAAAGACCGATCAGCAGGCCTCCGAGCACGTTGATGATGAACTGGGGGTCCATTTTCATTCCACACCTTGCGCGAGGGGGCGGGCGCTCCCTTTGACGATGTTGACGATGCGGCTGTTGGGTTCAACGGCCTCGAACTCATGCGGCGCGCCGACCTCCCAGTCGATGACGTCGCCTGCCGAAAGCATCTTCTCCCACCCGGGTCCGCGTCCAACAAACAAGCCTCGCGCGACTACGGTGAAGTGAATTGTGCTCTCATCATGTGCGTGCATCGGCAGGGCGTCTCCTGCCGATGCGAAATCCATTATTGTCCCGGACACGGCGCCGAAGGTGAACGGCTTCGCCTCCGGTCCGCTCACAGGACCACCGGGCCATTTGTGTCAGTCGGCGAGGGAGGTGGGGGTGGGAGCGGAGGTGCAGACCATTGGCCTGTTGCAGGGTCATAGGTCCACCCAATACCGACTTCGAGGCCAGTGATGTTCTCGATGTAGTGGTCGGCAGGGGGCACCCATTCAGAGCCCTCTTCCAAGACGACGACATTGTCGACGATGTTTGTCGAACTATCGATGAGTGCCCACGTTTGCATTGTCATACCCCGTCAAAGACAGTGATGATGACGCGGCCGGCGGCACCAGCGCCGGAATTCCACCCCGCTGTTGCCCCGACACCTCCACCGCCACCCGCGGGGGCTGTTCCGGCCGTTGCGCTGGCTGCGTTGGACCCGGCGCCACCATTTCCGGCGTACTTTGATGTGCCGGCAGTGTTTATGGGGTAAGACGGTCCACCGCCGCCGCCGCCGTAAAGCGAGTTTCCGCCTTGCTTATTATACCCACCGCCACCGCCGCCATGCCAAAAACAATCAGCGGTTTGATAACCATCATACGCCCCGCCACCTTGAAAAACATTAATGTAAGAAGTAATGCCACAAGCCGTATCGAGAAGTAAGCTTGCAATTCTGGGATTTCCGGGGAGAGCGTTCTTTTCAGTCCCCTGTACACCAGCGCTCAACGGTCCTCCACCGCCACCGCCGGTGCTTTGGATTGTAAGGGTACCAGCATAACCGCCGGCGCCCCCATAAGCAGTAACTAGGGATCCAACACTGGTATCGCCACCAGACAATCCGGCTGCGGCCGTTGTTCTTGAAGCCCCACCGGCGCCGACGGTGATCGTTTCGGTTGCTCCCATATCAGAAAGGGTGACCCAGCGTTCGTTGTATCCGCCTCCGCCGCCACCGCCGCCGTAAGTTGACTTTCCGCCAGATCCACCGCCGCCCCAGCACTGGATCAGCACACGCGAGTTTGCGCTGTATCCCGATGGCTTCGTCCATGTGCCAGATGCGTTGAAGGTCTGAAGATCGGCTCCTTTGGGCTGGGCAGCAGCCAAAGCGATAGCGATGGACCCGGCGCCATTTGTGATTGAGATGCCCGCCCCGGCCGTCAGCGTTGCCTTGGCGAGCGTGTTCCCAGTGCTGTTACCAATCAGCAGCTGGCCATTGGTGTAGCTTGTCTGACCTGTCCCACCGGATCCGACAGGCAAAGCAGTCGCAAGGGTAACGCCAGACGCGTCCACTGTGATCGCATCGGAGTTATTGACCGCAAGCCGGACGCCGTTCGACGTATAATACCAGCCGTATCCCGGTTTCCCCTGAAACCCGAAGCCGGGCGCAGTTACCGAGCCCTGCTGGGCCAGAACCTGCTTGCTGTTCTGGTTCGAGCTGGTCATCAGGTGATCTCCATCGCCGAGAGGGCGACGTCAACAGCGGCGGCCGCCGTGACCGAAATGCTATTTCCAGTCAGAAGGACAAGGCGGTTGTTGTTGGAAAGAACCGACAAGTTGCTGCCCGCCGGCAGGGGCGCGGAGCCCAAGAGCTTCACGGTCGTCGCCCCTTTGACGAGGCTGACCGTGACCGTCGTGTCAGATCCGCTGTCGTTCGAGACCACAAGGCCCACGACGACGGATGTCGTTGCCGCGGGCGCGGTGTAGATCGTCGTTGCGCCCGTCACATTGTCTGCGACAGCATTGGTGAATGTTTGAGCCATCTCGGTCTCCTGATGCCGCCGATCCTATCCGAAAAGGCGGATTTTGTCATGCGGCCAGAGAGGCGACATCCCCTCTGACAAATTCAAGGTTGGCCCGCAGGCGAGGATCGTCCGGGGACAATTCGACCGCCGCCTCGGCATGCCGAAGGGAGATCTCGCGCAGCCCCATATGCCACGCGGAAATGCTGGCCAGATCGTGGGGCCAATGGCCCCAGACCGCCGGGTCGCAAGTATAGACCAGCTGCCGGTCGGTGATCTTCAGGGCGCGCATGGAGGCCGCAAAACACTCCTCCCAGCGGTGCTGGGTATACATCAGCAGCGCCAATTCGCACCATGGTTCTCGGGTGTTCGGCGCCTCGGCGCAGGCGGCGTAAAACCATTTCTCCGCCTGCTGCGGCTCCCCGCTTTCGTTGTAAGACTTTCCGAGCAGGCGCATGGCGTAACAGCGCTCGTTCTGATTGCTCGGCGCGCCCATACTCAGATATTTGTGCAGCGCAACAATTGCCTCCGCCCAGCGCTGGTAGAAGGTCAGCTCGCGGGCGTAATAGAAAAAGTGGCTCGGGTCGCGGTCGTCCTCGGCCACGGCGGCTTCGAGGATCTCCATATACTGCCCCCGGCTTTTGTTCGGATCCGGGTGATGCGACACCAAAAGCTTGTTTGAATGCGCCTTGACCTCCTGAACCCGGGCGTCAATGCGCAGGTCTTCGTGGCAGGGGTGGTGCCAGTGATAGCCATGGCGGCTGTGGATCTTGCGATATGGGAAAGAGATGCCGCAGCCCCAGTCGAACAAATACCAGAGGTTGGTCGTCTTCCCGAGCTCCCACTTGCCCTCTATTTCCTCGCGCCAGCCGGGCTCGAGAACCTCGTCGAGGTCAAGAGAGATGCAGACATCAATATCAGCAGGAACAAGGGCGAGAGCAGCATTACGAGCAATGTCGAAACGCCAAGGGCGAACATGGATATTGTAAACCGCAGCGCCGCACTCCCGAGCGAGATCAGCTGTCGCATCTGTGCTCCCCGTGTCTGCTATCAGGATCAGATCTGCGTCGGCGGCCGAAGCGCAAAAGCGCTTCACAAATTGCTCTTCGTTCTTGCTGATCGCGTAGACGCAGATCTTCGGCTT